AAAAAAAGTTTAGGGAACAGGTTACGGACTATTTCCCTTGGGCCATGCGAGCCACTGTCGCAGACGAGTATCTATACAGAGTTGTATGTGCGCATAAAAAGAATCGTAGCGGCTCAACGCCCTATGCAAATAAGAGAAATAGAAAGAGAAAGAATAAACATAAAAATAGAAAATAAAGAACTGAAATAAAATGAGCAAAACGTTTATAATCATAGATGATGCAAAAGAAGCTATCGGCAGAAGTTCTTTTAAATTGATAAATAATGTTGATAATATAAAAGTATATCATTTCACTTCCAATCAAATAGATTGTCGTTTATTTTCTGATGTAAAGAGAGATATTTCCAGATTAATTTCTGAAGAAACAGATACTCTTGTTATATGCGGCAGAGGAGATAGTTTTGGCGTACTCTGTAAGACGATTGATATAAAATCTCCAGAGTACATAATAGATGCTGATATGGCGGCTAAAATTAAGGCAAGACACGTTATCGGTCTTTGGAATCATTCTTTAGAATTTGCATGCGCTAATAATCTACAGGGAATATTCTTTGATAACTTTATCTATTCTGTTGAGAAACTTAAGGAATTTGGAGTTATTTGTCATAGTGAGGAAATAGAAGTACATCTTTCCAATTTCTTTGAGTTTTTAGGAAGATTGATTGACGATAATTCTATTTCTCTTTCTGAATATATAGGTAAATATTCTGAATGGTATTATTCACAGTGTAAGCGTAATGCCTTTATGAGATTTTTGATTAATAATTTGAAACGTCTTTATAAGGAAGTTAATGATTGCGGTGTTCTTGAACCCTATATCGAGAGTGTAATTACAAATTTTTAGCAAGGGAGATATTCGTCAAGGTTTATTACAATATATAATGAATTAGAGATTTATAAGAATTATGATTTGGTTAGTAATATTTAGTTTAATAAACGCAATAATAGTATCTATTATATTATTCATGTTTAATCGTTCGGTGGTCAGAATTGAATCTAAAATAGATGAAGTCGGCAATTATTCTGCTATGAATGATAAGAATATAATAGGACTTTACATAAATGTTCTTTATCTTGTTCGAAAGAACTATATTGACGAAGAACGTTATGAAGATGCTCATGAAGTTCAGAAACTCATTGAAGATTATAAGCGTAAAATTTAATTACAGAGTTTATATAGTAGATCTCATAAGGTAGTCAAATTATATTTACATTCAATTCCTCACGTTAGTCGATATTATACGATTTTCGTGAGGAATTTCATATATAATAAGTTCATTATGAGTGAAAGAATAATAAATTTTATAAAAAATCTTTTCAATTCTAAGGGAAATATAAGCAGTAAGCGTTTTTGTGGTTTATTAGGCTGGATTGTTATTATAGGAATAAATACATATTGTATAATAAAGAAAGTTGAAGCACCTCAGATAACATACGATTTACTTTATGTTTCAGCGGCATTATTGGGCGTAGATAGTATAATGAAAGGTTTTCGAGGAAAGTAGACGTTTCAGCGTTATTTTATTTATATGAAAGAAGATGTAATAGTAAGACGAATTAGTAATTTTGAATACTCATTCAGAGAGTCATCTCAGGGCGGTAAACGTCATGTATGCAAAGCGTTGACTTTCACCAATCCAGATATTTTTGCCTATAACAGACGCATTCAAAAATTTGATAAGCGTAGATTAATATTTCCAATAGGTATGTTACGCCATCTTACAAAATATCTTAAAGAACATAACGTATCTTATTCAGTTTTCGATTATGATTATAAGTTACCAAATGGAGTTGAGATAGATGATAGAATGAGCGGTAAATACATTCATCAACGTAAGGCGGTGGAAGCATTTTACAAAAGAAGATTTGGAATTATAAAAGTACCGACACGTGGAGGTAAGACTTTCATAATGTCAGAGATATTGAGAATTTTCCTAAATTCAGATAGCGGCAACTTTCTATTTTGCGTTGATAATACAACTCTTTTTAAACAGGCTGTTGGAGATATTAAAGAGTTTTTTATTCGCTATGGAGGTATAGAAGTGGGAGAAATTCGTGCAGGCAGAGTGGATACAGATAAGAGAGTTACAGTAGCAATGCTGCAAACCATTCACGCAACGCTTTCTAAGCGTTGTACGAATAAAGATAAGAAAAAGAGATTACAAGCGTTTCTACAGTCATTAAAATTCTTATCGGTAGATGAAATACACGATAATTTTTCTTCATCTAAGTGTAAGATATATCGTAAATGTAAGAAAATAGATTATCTTTTATTACTTTCAGCAACTCCATATAAAGCTAATACGTTGGTTCAAAATCTCAATCTTAAATGCTGGAGCGGTGATATAATATATTCAATTTCAGAAGAGGAATTGAGAGAGCGTGGAGTATTGTCTCAATATAAAGTATTTGAAATAGTAATAGATCATAACGACATAGATTACAACATTAGTTCAGAAGAATATATTGATTTAAGAAATTCGTTGATTTTCTATTCTGATTATCGTAATGGAGTATTGCTGAAGATAATAGATGTGCTTAAAGAGTTGAAACTTAAAACGCTTGTTCTATTTCAGAGCATAGAGCATGGTTCAAAAATATCGGAATTAACTTCATTGCCATTCATTAGCGGTAAGGATAAGAATGCTAAGAGAGAAAAAGAGAAAAATGCTTTTTTGGAAAAGGATGGCGGAATACTTTTAGCATCTAATATCTTCAAAAAGGGAGTTACACTACCTGAAGCTCAAGTTTTAGTTAATGTAGATGATGGAGTTGAAGACGCTAATACTATTCAGAAAAAAGGTCGTGTCATAGCGGCAACTAAGAATAAAGACCGCTCATTGATTATAGATTTTATTGATATTTACGATGCTTATTTTTCTGAACATTCTGAAACCAGACTTAATACATACGTTAAGTCAATAGGAGAAGAAAACGTAGGAATTATTGATTCGTCTTCACCAGACGCAATGGAATTATTAAAGAATTGGATGGAACGATGGTTCAGATTAAAAAAATAAATAGTAGAAGATTATATCATTTTGCTGTAGATACATTCGTTAGTATCATTTCTCAATTAAGAAATCGTAAGTTTAATTACAAATGTAGTAATAGAGATTTAGAAGCTTGGGATTATTTTATACATCATTATCAAAATTCTATATTGGGCGAAGATTACATCAGACTTTATATTGAGTTTTCTATAAATCGTTGGTATGTGCAGGACGAGCGTGATATAAGGACTGAAAGCTGTAAGTTACTCAATATCTTTTCTAAAAGAGCCGTATCAGCTTGGGAAAATACTAATCCGCAATATCGTGCTTATATTGTACGAAAGGAATTGAAACACGATTATGAGATAAATTATAAGAAGAAAAGTAAATTATCAGAAATCGTAAACAACGTTATTATTTCAGAAGAAAAGGCGAGAAAAATGTATCTAAATACGCCACGTGGATTAGCATGGTGTATAGCAAATACAAGCCTATATTTTCATCGGTCAAATTATTGTCCTGTTTGTAATTTCAAAATGGAATGTAAGGAGATAGAAAGAAAACAATATCCAAATGTTTATCGTAAAAGGGGTTATAAGTAATGATATCAGATAAATTAGCAAAGAATTTTACAATAGAACTTATAGCATATGCTTTAAGTAATAAGAATACTTTTGAAATTGTTAAAGCGTATTTAAAGTATTCTTATTTGCAGGAAGAAGCAGAAAAGAAATTATGGCAATTCATAGCTAAGAATTATGACCGTACAGGTCGTATAGCAACCATAGGACAGCTTCAACAGAAATTTATTAATAACGATAAGGTACTGGATGTTATAGAGGAAATAGGCGAAATTGAGGTTGAAGACACTCGTGAAGCAAATAACTCTATTATCGTAACATTTCAGGAGTTTTTGAAACAGATGATGTTTCTTGATTCAAATGATAAACTTGCTGAAACTTACAATCGTGGAGATAAGGATGGAGCGTATCAGCTTTTTATTCGATTAGCTAAAGATATGGAGAAATTTTCTATACTCGATGGTTCATCTGAAAGAGTGTTTGCAAATTTTAACGATCGTCAAGTTAGGAGAAAAAGTGAAGATAATCAATATCGTAGAATTATAGCAACCAGAATAGACGAATTAGATTATTCTCTTGGAGGTACTAATGGCGGTTGTGAAACTGGTGAAGCTGTACTTTGGTTAGGTGCTTCAGGTGCAGGTAAATCTCAATGTTTAGTTCATCTCGGTATAGCATCGGCAAGACAAGAGGAACTTGTAGTGCATTTTCAATTAGAGGGTACAAGAGAGCAGTGCCTTAATCGTTATGATGCCGCTTGGACAGGTACCCTTTATTCTGATATGAAGATAGGAGATATTGCTCCAAAAAATCTTAAAGTAGCTCAAATGGTTTTGAAGAAACTTCAGA